ACTATTCTGATTGCCGCACACAAATACACAGGCGCACAGGAAATTATGCAACGTATTCGTTATGGATACGAACTTTGCGAAGACTATGTCCGGGCGGGCGTGGTAAACTATAACAAGGGCTCTATTGAGTTTGAAAATGGATCAAGAATTGTATCAGCAACTACTACCGGCAATACTGGTCGTGGTATGTCAATATCCTTATTATACTGTGACGAGTTTGCGTTCGTTCAGCCTAATATTGCAACAGAGTTTTGGACTTCAATAAGCCCAACGCTAGCCACTGGTGGTCGTGCAATCATTACATCAACACCCAATAGTGACGAAGATGAGTTTGCTATCATCTGGAAAGAAAGTCAAAACAAGTTTGACGAATACGGAAACGAAACACCAGACGGTCGAGGCATTAATGGATTTTTTGGATTTAGAGCAGAATGGAATGAACACCCGGACCGTGGTGAAGAATGGAAAAGAACAGAATTAGGGCGTATCGGTGAAGAGCGATTCCGTCGTGAATATGGTTGCGAATTCTTAGTATATGACGAAACACTTATTAGCAGTCTTAAACTAGCAGAGATGGTCGGTAAAGAACCCGTGTTTAAAATGGGTCAAGTTCGCTGGTATAAAAAACCCACAGTAGGACATGTATATGTTGCCGCATTAGATCCTAGTTTAGGCACAGGCGGTGACTATGGTGCAATTGAAGTATTTGAATTACCCGGTATGGAACAGGTAGCAGAGTGGCAGCATAATATTACGCCCATACAAGGGCAAGTTAAAATATTCCGTGATATACTAAAACACATACAGGACGAAATTGGTGTTGATAATTATAACAGCATCTACTGGAGTGTGGAAAATAACACTGTGGGCGAAAGTGCCCTAGTGGTTATACAAAACCTAGGAGAGGAGACCTTTCCCGGATTATTTCTAAGTGAGCCAGCACGTAAAGGACATGTACGTAAATTCCGTAAGGGATTTAACACTACATTTGGTAACAAAATCTCAGCATGCGCCAAGATAAAATTTCTAATTGAAGAAGAAAAAATGAAACTGTACAGCAGGCCCTTAATTAGTGAATTTAAAACATATATTGCTGCCGGTACAAGTTTTAAAGCAAAAGTAGGACAGCACGACGATTTAGTTGCGGCATTGCTATTAATTGTAAGAATGACCGTGGTTTTAGCTGAATGGGATCCGGCAGTTTTTGAACATATAAAAGTTACTAGCGAATTAGACGAAGATTGGGAACCGCCGTTGCCCATATACATATCAACGGGACTATGATAAATATAACATGGAAGCAAATTTAGATAAAATTGCCTTAGACCTCTACGGCAAAATTCAAACCAGGTTTCCCGACATTAAAATCGGGGACGAAAACGCCGGTGTATTAAGTAAAAAGACGGATATACCCAAGGCTAGATTTTTTGAATTTGAGTATCAAGAAGATGGCGAAAACCTAGGCACAGTTGCTATTACATTAGACGAAGATGATGGTGTAGTTGTACAAGTCAGCGGCGATCTTGCAGATCGCAAGCATCCAGGTGCTTTTAGATTTATTCGCAGTTTTAGACAATTTGCCAAAGATAGATTATTAAATTTTGACGTACAAAATATCGGAAAGAGTAACCTAGATAAACGAGATTACCAATTTCAAGCTAAACCCAAGGAAGAACCAGTTATGGCGCAGGAACCTATTATGGAAAACAAATTATACGGAACTAGCAGATTAAGCTATCAAGATCTAGGTGAAGCCCGTCTAATCATCAAACACACCCAACCAATTAATACAGAACTTGCGGCAGGCCGTACAATGCACATTGAAAGCATTTATATCGAAAACGCCGACGGTGAACGCTTCAAGTATCCTTTTAAACATATCAATGGTGCTCGCGCCCTAGCAGAACATATTAAACACGGCGGCAACCCTTACGATTCCATCGGTTTACATATCAGTAACCTAAGTGAAGAATTAGCACAGTTACGTAAATTCAAAGGTTACGTAAATCGTAATGATACATTATCAGAAGCCATGGATGATATCAATCAACGTGTAAGTGACCGAATTGATGCTGTAAAGAAAGAAGTACATAATTTACAACGTACTACCTATTACGAACAATTTGCAGAATCATTTACTGCACAAGAACAACAAGAAATTCCGGAACATGTTTTAAATGACTGGATTGATCGCTTGACAATCCGTACATTCAACGAAGAATTAAAAACAGCTTTCCCATATATTTTCCGTCTAATCGATGAATCAGATATTCCAGTTAAAGAATTGTCAGCTGATGATTTTTTAGATGAAGCTGGCGAAACACACGGAATGCAAAACGATTGGCACAAGCGTTATCGCGAACATAAAAAACGCCATGATGACTATTTTAATAGCGACGAACCTGATGAAGAATCTGCAGCCAAAGCAGGCAAACTAGCTAGACAAGCTGCCAAACATCATGAATTAGAAACAGGTAAAAAGATTCCCGGATCACATGAATTTGACATGTATGAAGAGCGTACAGAAGTAAAAGACAAGGACGGAAACGTTACCAGCTGGAAGGATGAAGGCGAGTGGAAAAAGGCCAACGGCAAAGACGGTCGTGGTAAGGTTACTAACCTAAGTGATAAAGCACGTCGCGAAACTGAAAAATTAAACAAAAAAGAAGAATCAGCATTTGAAAACTTCTTAGATAGCATTGTTAGTGAAGACGGCCTAAACGGTGACGGTCTTGGAATCATGGATCCTAACGAAAATGTTAGTAGCGATGCTATTGACAAACTAAATCAAGTGTTTAAAAATGAATTAAAAGGTGGCCCAGGTAATATTAATCTTATTGATACGTTAAAAGATATTATACCTGATCCTGAGTTTTTAGAAAAATTAAAAGATTTTGATCCAGATTTAGATGCTAGATCAGCAATCAAATCAGAATTAGAAGACATGGCTTTTAATAACGAAGACCTAGCTCGTGCATTAGACAAAATTGATTTTAGTGGCGGTGATTCAACAGGACCTGATGTAGATAATCCTCCTCCAGCACCGCCGACGCCTCCCCCAGCTCAGCCAGCGCCACCAGCACCGCCGACGCCTCCCCCAGCAATGGAACCGCCACCAGCACCGCCTCCCGGTGCTCCAATAGCCGAATCTGGAATACGCTCTGCAATCCATAAGGCCAAAAAGGCAGGCGCAAATTTAGAAACAACATTAGATTTCGGCCATAAAGAAATGACACTACTAGACGCTATGAAAGAGTGTGGAATGGATCCAAAAGAATTTGGATTTGAGCACGATGATAGTAGCAACCCTATGGAAGAAATGTGGAAAAGTGTTGAAGGCTTTTTAAACAGAGACGAAGGCAATTTTACAATCGGCGGCACTCGTGCTAAGATTAGAGTATTAAAAGGATTTAAAAATGGCGATTTTCCAGGAGCTCGCCCAGAACATGTTAAGGCAATAATGTCTAAGATCGATCAATTAGATCCTAGCATGAATGGCCATGCTGAAGAACATGACCGTATGCGTCACCTAGCAGGTGTACCTCAACAGCGTTCAGTTGAAATTGAAGTTGTGCCAATGCCGCATGCAGAGGCTCCACAGGGATTCGACATGCAACGTATATTACAATTAATTGGTAGATAAGGAACCACTATGAAAAAAATCAATGAAGATCAATTGCGCGACCGCGCTGCCTCACTAAGAGAATATGTCAAAATAATTGAAGGCGAAACTGCCAATCAAATTGGAAATGTTATAGGACAAGTGGGTACCTCTGCAGTGAATGCCGTTACTGCTCCAGCAAGAGCAATATGGGATGGTGCTAAATGGGTTGGCGGACAACTCGCAGACGTTGGCTCTGGAATAGTACAAGGAGCTACTACTGGCGGTTTCGATCCATTAAACCCTATTGCTTCAGGTAAACAAGCAATACAAAGTTTTCAAAATGCTGGAAAACCAACACAGGGTGCGGCACCTACAGGAACAACACAACCTGCACAACCTGCCCAGGGTGATCCAAACAAATCACGTCCTGGTCTAAAACCAGGTGGCGATCCTAAAGTATGGGATTACCAACAGGCTATGATTGCTAAAGGTGCAAAAATTACTGCTGATGGACTATATGGCCCAGCAACAATGCAAGCCGGTACACAAACTGGTATGCCTCCTCCTCCAGGAGTTAAGACATTACCGGGAGCAGGAAACGGCCCAACAAAGACTCCGGGTAAGACGCAAGGTGCATTGCCTACTACTAAACCAGCGGCACCTACTGGTACACAAGTACAAACAGACGATGATGGTAATCATATGATTACTACTGCTGACGGAAAAACTATGGTTGTTGGCCCAGATGGTAAGCCATTGCCAAACGGTGGTCGTGCTCCTACACAAGGCGCATTGCCTGCTACTAAACCAGCGGCACCGACAGGCATGCAAGCACAAGGGGATGATGAAGGCAACACTACCATTACCCGACCAGACGGTAGCACTATGGTTGTTGGTCCTAACGGTCAACAAATTATGCCTGGCTCAAATCCTAACTTGCCGCAAAACAAGGGCGTAGTCAATACTATTAAGAATGCTGTAACTGGTCAAGGCGATTTCCAAAAACCAACTGGATTTATTCCTCCAACAACTGTAGGCGAATCCGTTGGTTATAGCGATGAACAATCACTAGCAAGAATCATTCAACTAGCTCGTGGCAGATAATGAAAGTATTTGAAATCACCCAAATTAACGTTACTGGTATACAGCAACAGGCGAAAACTAAAGCATATCAAGATGCAATAGCCGCCGGCAAATCAGAAGCAGAAGCACAAAATGCAGAAGCTGCCGCCGGCAACCTTGCAGGAGCCGATGCGTTAAGTAAAGTTAACATTAAAGATCCTTCCACTTATGTTAATAATCCGGGTGTTTCAGCAGGACCGAGTTCAGAAGCACAGCGACAAGAGTGGATGAAAGATCCTACGCAGCCAACAGCCGCTCCTACGCAAGGCGCCCAACCAGCGGCACCTGCACCTGCAAAAACATGGAGTAATGGTGTTCTTGGTAAAGGTTCACAAGGTGATGAAGTTAAGGCATTACAAACAAAATTAGGCATAACAGCCGATGGCGCATATGGTCCAGCTACAGTAGCGGCTGTACAAGCTCTACAGAAAAAACTGGGAGTTCCGGCAGATGGCGCATATGGTCCAGTAACAAGGGCCGCCCACGAAAAAATGCAAGGTGCCGCACCTACAGGAACAACTGCGCCGGCAGCACCAGTAAATGTAGCACCTCCTGGACAGCCTCCTGCAACAGCCGCCCGACCAGAATTAGGAACAAGACAAGGTGCTACTCAAGCAATACCAACTACACCAGTAGATCCAACAAACCCAAGTGGGGTTGGTGCAAAAGCAGAACTTACTCCGGACCAGGCAGCGGTTAGAAAAGATATTTTATCACAGCCAACCGATGCTGCCGGCAATACTACAGATGCTACTGGAACTATCTACAAACGTGATTTAGACTGGATGAAGCGAGATGGACAACCAACAACACCTACTACAGCACCCGCAGGCGAAACAGGCGGTGGCGCAAGTACAGCATACAGAGTCCGTACACCAAAAGGCGCGGCAGCTCAAAATCAAGTTCGAGAAAGTGCAGATGATATTTTACTCAAAAAAATGTTAACTATTGCAGGTTTAAGATAATTGAGTAAACTGCTCGTATTTTAGGCAAGATTTCACTTGCTCTGCTAAATAAAAGCGTATACAATAACATGTATGCGCTTTTTGTTTTACAGGGTGTAGAACAAATATAGGCAAATAAAGAAGTAAACAAAGGCTAACAATAGGAGAACAATTATGGCATCTTTGGCAGAAATTCGTGCAAAACTAAAAGAAGCTGAGCAACGTAGCTCAGGAGACAACCGTTCAGGTGGGGACAATTCAATTTACCCATTCTGGAATCTAAAGGAAGGCGAAGAAGCCCTTCTACGCTTTTTACCAGACGGTAATAGCGACAATACTTTTTTCTGGGCAGAACGAGCAATGATTAAGCTCGAGTTCCCCGGTATTAAAGGTGAATCTGAAAGCAAGAAAACAATAGTACAAGTTCCCTGCGTTGAAATGTATGGCGACACTTGTCCAATCCTTTCTGAAGTACGTGGTTGGTTCAAAGA